GGTTCCCGGCTATGATCAAGGTTATGCTCAAGCACCTGGTATGCCTAGACCCACACAACCCAATCCTATGGGAAGACCTACAGCAGTTGTAGGTGGCCCAGCTTACTTTACTCCTGAGGGCTACAATGCCCCACCACAACCAACACAAGCTTTTATGCCAACTGACAGAGCACCAGATCCAATTGGTGATCAGTTCATGAGACAAATGCAAAGTCCTATGGGTCAGCAGTACCAACAGCAATACGAAGCCATTCAAGCTCCAATGAGAGAAGCTGAGATGGCACAGCGAGCTGAAGAGCAAGCAGCTCAAGATGCAAGATTCCAAGAAATGATGGATCGCATTGCAGAGCTCGAAGGTCAGGTGGCTAATCCAACTCCAACAGAACCAACTGCTCCAATCCCCGGTGATGTAGATCCATACATACCAGGCGGTACTTTTCCAGGAATACCAGATTTTATAAGAGACTTAGACTTTAGTGGCTTACCTGATTTTAGTGGCATAGACTTTAGCGACTATGATCTTGGAGCCCTTGGACCAATCATTGATCAATACAACGAAAGAATGGAAATGGGTGAACCAGAGCCAATCGATACTTTTATAGAAGAAGCGATGAGAGATCAATACATGACAGATGAAATGCCTGATCCTAGAGATCTACCTCCAGCTTACGGACTAGCAGGCACATCTGCTACAATGCCTGATTACGGATATGATAACCCTTCTTTTAGAGATGCTGGAGCAATGCCTCCAGAAAATAATTTCTTTGTAGACGGAGATGGAAATTTAAATGTTGGCGATGGCATTATTAGAACAATGGGATCGGGACCAAGGCAGCCAGTTAATTTTGATCCTCCTGGACAATACGATTATACAGGCCTCTCTGGTGATATAGATATACCACCATCCACCACCACAGGACCATTAACTGGAACTTTCGGAAATTTTGGGCCTTTTACACCTTCACCGGTCAACCCTTATAATCAATTGCCTACAACAGAATCAATGCCCCCAGCTCCTGTAATGCCTGAACCTAATTCATTTTTCCCGGGCGTAATACCTGATTTTTCAAACATAGATTTTTCAAACATAGATTTTTCAAACTTACCAAAAGCTGGCGGAAGTCCGAGCAGTGAAGGCATGGATTTTTCAAATTTAGGAAATTTTAATTTAAGATAAAATAACACAGGCAGGAGAGAGCCATGGATAGTGTAAAACTTGCAGAGTATTTTTTTAAGACTTTGCGCAAAAGAGAACAGGATTTAGTTGACAGTCTTTCAGCAGGGAATGTACAATCCATGGAAGATTACAAATATCATATGGGTGCGTTATCGGCGTTTCGTTCACTCACAGATGATTTAAAAGAAACGCTGCATATGGGTGATATCGATGAATGAAAAAGTCGCAGAAAAAGTAAAAGAGAAAGAGAAAACCAAAACTAACTTAGATAAAGCTTTTGTAAAAGAAGAGGCAAGAGTTTTAGATCCTACCTTGTTAGAAAAATCACTACTAGACAGAATGCCTATTCCAAGCGGATGGCGTTTATTGGTCTTGCCATACCGTGGTAAAGGTGTAACCGAAGGTGGTATTCAACTTGTTAAAGAAACCATGGACAAAGAATCTTTGTCTACAGTGGTTGCTTACGTTCTAAAGGTTGGACCTTTAGCTTATAAAGAAACAGAAAAGTATGGGAATAAACCCTGGTGCAAAGAAAAGGACTGGGTGTTAATTGGCAGATATGCTGGTTCCCGTTTTAGATTAGGAGACGATCATGAGGTTAGAATCATTAATGATGATGACATCATTGGTACTATCTTAGATCCCGATGACATTAAATCTTTATAAGAGAGGTAAAGCATGACAAGTGAAGCAGAGAATTTAGATATAGAAATTACAGAAGAGAAAATTCAAAAGGCAGCAGTGCCTGCAAAAAGACGGGTTGAAGAGCAAACAAGCGAAGAATCCGTTGAAATATCTCTAGACGATGGAGCAGAAGATATTGTTCCTGTTACTGAAGACGAAGTCCAAGAAGACTTTAGTGTTTCTCCAAAAGTTGAAGAGCAATCCAAGGATTTATCTGAAGTAGAAAAGAGAGCGTCTTTAGCACAAAACAGAATCAATAAAGCAGTGGCTCAAGCCAAAGAGTTTCAAAGAAGAGAACTCATGGCAGTTCAATATGCTAAAGATCTTAAAGATCAAAATGCACAATTAAAGCAACAACAAAAGTCTTTTTCACACAGCTACAGTGACGAGTTCACTAACCGTGTTGAATCACAAATGTCGTTAGCAAAGCAAGCTTTAAAGCAAGCCACAGAAGCTGGAGACTCTGATGCAATAGCATCAGCGACTGAAGCTTTAACTATGGCCACAACTGATAAAGCTAGATTACAACAATACACTCAAGCTCAAAAACAATACGAAGAGCAAGAAGCAGCGTATCAAGCTAATCAACAAAATCAACAACAATATCAAGCTCCACAACAGTATGCTCAACCACAAGAAGAGTATGCAGAGCCATCACCTAAGGCCAGGACTTGGGCTCAACAGAATACTTGGTTTGGACAAGACCAAGTTGCAACCTCTGTTGCCTTTGCTGTTCATAAGCAATTAGAGAATGAAGGCTTTGACACTGACTCTGATCAGTACTATAGTGAGATTGATAAGAGAGTGCGACAAGAGTTGCCTCACAAATTTAACGTGGAAGCGAAAAAAAACGTCCAAACAGTCGCTTCAGCTACACGCAATACATCGACTGGACGCCAACAGAATCGTATTCAATTGACGCCAAGTGAACAGCAATTAGCTAAGAAACTTGGAGTGTCATTTAAAGATTACGCAATACAAAAAGCGAGGCTACAAAAATCATGAGCAAGAAAGAGATAAAAGTAACGAGAGCAAACAGTAATGATGATAGAGTCCCTAGAGACTTAGAAGCTAGAAAGAATTCTGAAAGGCCAAAAGCCTGGAAGATGCCTTCAGCTCTTGAGCTTCCAGAAGAAGCTGTCGACATTGCAAAATCTCAAGGTATAGTTTATCGATGGGTGAGAGAATCAATCGCTGGCCAAGATGACAAAACGAATGTCTCAAAAAGATTTCGTGAAGGATTCGAACCAGTTAGACCTGAGGAACTTCCCGGATATCATGATTTGCCTATAGTCGATGATGGTCGACACGCTGGAATTATTGGTGTAGGTGGGTTAATACTGTGCAAGATACCGAAAGAAATCGCAGATCAAAGGAATGAATACTTTGAAAACCAAACTAACAACCAAATGACAGCAGTGGAAAATGACCTGATGCGTGAAGAAAATCCTGCGATGCCAATCTCAAGAGAGATGAAGTCAAGGGTAACATTTGGAGGAGGAAGTAAAGATTAACTTTACTGACTCTTAAATAATTTAAATAATAGGAAATAACTATGTCAAATCAAGATGCTGCTTTCGGCTTGAGACCAAATAGTAAATTAGGTAGTAATGTAAATTCCGAAGGAACTACAGAATACTCAATTGCTTCAGGTGCAAGCGGAAACATATTTTCAGGCGATCCAGTGAAAATGGCTAACACAGGTACTATTTTAGTAGCTGCTGCTGGCGATTTATTGTTGGGAGTTTTCAGAGGATGCAGATTTACCAATGCAAGTGGTGAGGTGATTTATTCATCTTACTGGCCAAACGGTACTGTTTCAGCTGATGCTGTTGCCTTCGTGGTTGATGATCCTAATTCTTTGTTTGAAGTTCAATCTGCTGCTACTGGCTCAGTTGTACAAACAGTTGTTGGCAACAATGCTGACATTGTGTACGCTGCTGGTTCAACAATTGATGGACAATCTGGTGTTGAAATCAGTGGCACTACTGCTGCTACTTCAGCCCAACTAAGAATTATTGCAGTTTCTACAGATCCAGAGAATAGTACTCTCGGAACTGGTGGAGCCTCAGGAAACGTCAACTTAATTGTAAAAATAAATGAGCATTTTTATGCTCAGGTAACAGGAGTTTAATAATGGCTATTAATCGTTCACAATTAGCTAAAGAGCTAGAACCGGGTCTAAACGCTCTGTTCGGAATGGAATATGATCGTTATGAAAACGAACATGCGGAAATCTATGATACTGAATCATCAGATAGAGCATTTGAAGAAGAAACCTTAATTGTAGGTTTCGGTAACGCAAAAGTAAAAGCTGAAGGAGCAGGTGTCTCATTTGACAACGCTTCAGAAGGTTTTACTGCCAGATACTCTCACGAGACTGTTGCGTTAGCATTTGCACTAACTGAAGAGGCTATCGAAGATAACCTTTACGATAGATTGGGAGCTAGATATACAAAAGCTCTAGCAAGATCTATGGCACATACTAAGCAAGTTAAAGCTGCTTCTGTGTTGAATAATGCTTTCTCATCCAGCTTTACAGGCGGCGATGGAGTTTCACTTGTGAACTCATCTCACCCATTAGTTGGCGGTGGAACATTTGCAAACAGACCAAGCACTTATACTGACTTGAATGAAACTTCATTAGAAGATGCAATCATTTCTGTTTCAACTTTCGTTGATGACAGAAGCATGATTCTTGCTTTACAAGGAAGAAAGTTAATCGTTCCACCACAACTTCAGTTCGTGGCAGATAGATTAATCAATACTCCTGGTAGAGTTGGAACATCTGACAATGACATCAATGCTATTAAGAATATGGGAATGGTCCCAGAAGGTTACGCAGTTAACCATTTCTTAACAGACAACGATGCTTGGTATTTGTTAACAGACTGCCCTGATGGATTTAAACATTTCGAAAGATCTCCTCTTTCAACTTCTATGGAAGGTGACTTTGATACTGGCAACGTCAGATTCAAAGCTAGAGAAAGATATTCTTTTGGATGGTCAAACCCAAGAGGCGTCTTTGCATCACAAGGTGTATAAATCCAATCTTATTGGTAAAGGGAGCTTCGGCTCCCTTTTTTTTGTTTTAAATAAATGTTTGTTTATTGTTAGTTAATAGGTGTATAATTTAAAAAAACCCGTGAGGTTTCATGAATACAGCTTTACACGAATGTATAAGTTTAGCTAACTGTCCATGTACTGGCATATGCTCAACTTCTATGGCCCCGTTTGATGAAACATGCAAAGGGTGTGGGAGAAATGTCGATCAAATAAGAGATTGGGAAACCTTTCCAGACTTTGAAAAAAAACAAATTAATGTTTCTAACTGGCTAATGGGATATAACATTAGACAAAAGAAAGATAGAATAAATATTATGTCTGCAGACTCAAAACAAAAAATTAAAGATATTCAAGGTAGGCTAATAACCATTCAATCTTTAATAGAGATGGTTGGTAAAGACATGATAGATCAGTTTGGCCAGAATCCAGAAATAAAAGATTCTTATCAAGCTTTGTTTGCTTCTAGAGAAAATATTCTTAAAACAAAAGAACACTTCCCCCAAGACTACTAAAGTAGTATAGTTATCTAAACCGAAGTAACCCGTTGTACCAACTGATTCGGCAGACTTACTCCAAGATGGCGCAACATATTTAGTTAGGAGCAAATTAT